AGGCTAACGCTGTACGTGAAATGCCTCCTGGTTCACCGCTAACGGCTGCATTACCTAGATTACCTGGTTTACCAATGACAGCTCCAGCTAGACAACAAATACAACCACAACAATTTGCTGCTGCGTTTCCACAGGATGACATCGGACAATTGATTGCTAACCAAAGAGCTCAAAATGCCTAGAAAATCTGCATTACAAAAGATAGAACATCATGAAAGAATTTGCAGATATATGCAAAAACAAACATTTGAGAGAATAGATAGAATGGAAGCACGAATAGCTAGAATGGAAAAATTTATTATTTGTGGATTAGGCGCTATACTTTTAGCTGTACTTTCAAATCATATGTAGTATTACTACTACGTGCTCACAAAAAAATACGAATACGTTCATTACGATAGAGAAACCAAAAAATCAGGTAGGTCTTACCTGGTCGGTGACAAAAAATTACCAAGTGTTACAACAATATTGAATGCCTCAAAAGATACTAGCTGGCTTAAAAAGTGGCAAGAAAAAGTTGGCATAGAGGAAGCTGAAAGAATCAAGAATGAAGCATCATTGATTGGATCCGAGATGCACAAATATCTTGAATACTACGTACAAGATAAAAGGTATGAATCTACTACTAATGAAGGACAACAAGCTAGAAAGATGGCTTTAGAAATAGTTAAGCGTGGATTCGAACCCATTACAGAAATATGGGGCACAGAGGTGTCGTTGCATCATACAGACAAATATGCAGGCGCAACTGATCTTGTATGTCTATACAAAGGTAGACCAGTTATCGTAGACTTTAAACAAACTAATAAACCATGCCAAGAGCATTATTCTAAGGTGCAGGATTACTATACTCAATTAGCCGCATATGGTGAGGCACATACAAGTCAGTATGGTCCTATTGAAGGCGGTGTAATATTGATGTGTTCAAGAGATTTAGTGTTTCAAAGCTTTGAAATATTTGACGATAAGTATGAGAGATACAAAGAGGATTGGTGGAAGAAGTACGATCACTTTATAGCCACGTCCGAACAACCTCCCCAAGAGTCTGAGCAGAAAGACGAAACTTCGTCTTCAGAGAACGAACAATCTTCTCATCAACAGTCCCCTCAGTAATCAAATCAATATAAGTTACCTTTTTATCCTGACCTATTCGGTGAGCTCTTTCCTCCGATTGTAATCTATGCTCAGCATCAAAACTATTTGAATAGTAAATAACACATGTTGCTTTAGTAAGTGTAAGACCATAGCCCCCTGTTGATGGATTGGCCACAAAGAATCTACACTCAGGATCATTTTGAAATCTTCTTATAGCCTCAGATCTGTCTTCAGAATTAACAGCTCCATAAAAATTGACGACGGATGACGGACCAAACTTCTGTTGGATCATCAAGGTTATCTGTTCAATATTATAAATCCAATTAGCCCAGATAATTGTTTTTTGTTCTGACTCTTCTATAATTTCAAGAAGTATACGCATCTTATCATTATCTAAATCTTTTATGATTCCAGACTCACCCTTAAAAAATCCTGCAGTAATTTGATGGAGTCTAATAATTTCTGTAATTACATTATTTACTGTCATGTATTCACCTTGTAAATTGGTAATAGCATTTCTTTTTAATTCACCATACAGAACTTTTTGTTCTTCTGTTAGATGCACTATGCGTTTCGTATAAGTTTTAGGCGGTAAATCTAAACAATCTTCTTTTTTAACACGATATGAAAATGCTTTTACTTTTGCTTCAAGCTCTTCAATGTTTTTAAATCCAATTGGTATGTTAATTTGTTTATCTCCATAAGTATGTAAGACCTGAAATATACAATATCTATTTTTAAAAGCTGTGAAGGTTGCAAATCCTAAATGTTTAGGATCTAAAAAATCACATTGAGAGTAAAGATCTATAGGTGACTTTGTTACTGGTGTCCCTGTAAGTATTCTACGATAAGGAGACCATTGTCTTAACTTTAATATGTTCTTTGTTCGTTTTGCTCTTAAATTTTTAATTGTTGAAGATTCATCAATAGCAGTAATTGCATCATGTTTCTGTAAAAAAGACAAAGCTACATTAGCTCCTTTTTTAGTTGAGAATGCTTCTACATTCATGACAAGTATTTTACATTTTTGTGATGGTGTTTTTATAAACTCAGATACAGTTTTTTCTTTTGTTGGTTTCCATAAACATATTTCGTATGGCACTGCACAATGTTTTGGTATTTCATCGTTGACCCAGACAGTATAAACTGATTTTGTAGCTATGATTAAAGCAGCATTAATTTTTTGATTAATAAATAATACACCTAAATTATCAATTAATACCTTAGTTTTACCTGTACCCATCTCCATAAACAAAGCAAAAGATTCTTTATTCCAACACTCTTTGAGTGCATCTGTTTGGTGTTTAAAGGGCTTAGTCTTAAATTTATATTTTGCTACCACCCCATCTTCATATTTCACTTGACTTTAAAAATCAATGATTTATTACACTATCAGGAGGAATAAATGGTAGAATCTCTTGTAACCTCACTTAATAGTGTAGATAAAGAAAAAACAAAAGAAGTAGTAACGCTTGTAAAAGAGCTGTTAGATACCAAAAAAGCTATAGATAATAAGGAAGATGAGCTTAAATCATTAAAAAAGAAGGCTGAATCTATATCTTCAGAGCAAATTCCTAATCTTATGACGGAAATGCAAATAGAAGGTTTAAAAACTCCTCATGGATCTATAGAAGTTGTACAAAAGTACAGAGCTTACATCTCCAAAGCGAATCAGCCAAAAGCATATGGCTGGTTAAGAAAAGAAGGTCATGGAGATATTATCAAAACAGAATTGTCGGCTAGTTTTGGAATGGGGGAAGACGACAAGGCGCAATCATTGTTAGCTGATTTGCGATCTAAAGGTGTAAATCCAAATTTAAAAGAAGGCATTCATCATGCTACATTATCCAAATGGGTAGAAGAAATGACATCCAAGGGTATCGATATTCCTGATGAATTATTTGGAGTTTACATAGCTAACGAAACTAAAATAAAATAAGGAGAAACATGTCACAAGTACAAGCAAAGCAGTCCAAAGCTGTAGCGCCTAAACCAAAGACCGCTCTTCCAGTAGCAGCAAATCTGCTAGAAGAGATGGGTGGCGCTGGACTTGAGAATATAACAGCTGAAAACATGGCGATGCCTTTTATCAAATTGATATCGGATGCATCACCAGAAAGGAAAAAAGCACATGAAAAATTTGTAGAAGGTGCAGATACAGGTATGATCATTAATACAGTTACAAAAAAACTGTATGATGGTGATAAAGGTATTTTATGTGTGCCTTGTTATTACAAATTTGAATATGTGGAGTGGGAGAGTAGAGGAACAGATCAAAAATCTCCTGTTAACTACTATCCTGCTAATTCAGATATTTTATCAAAAACCAAAAGATCTCCTGACAATAGAGATATGTTGGATAATGGTAACTATATCGAAGCTACGAATTATCATTTTATACTTTTAGTTAATGATGATGGTACTCCAGCAGAAACTGGTTTAATTACAATGTCTAGAACACAAACAAAGAAATCTAGAAAATGGAATTCTATGATGAAGGCATTGCCAAAAGTGAAAAATAAATCTGGTATTTATGTATCACAACCATCATTTTTTAATGTGTATAATCTGACTACAGCCAATGAATCTAATTCAAAAGGTTCATGGACTAGCTGGATAATCAATCATGCGGGGGCGGTTGAAAACGAACTAACTCTTAAAACAGCATCTGAGTTCTACAAAACTTGTAGACAAGGTGTGGAGGTAAAGCATGAGGCAGAAGAAACAGTACCGTTCGAAATTTAATGTTAGACAAGTTTATCGAAATCTTTCAAGGTTTGGATATCGCCTATGGCGAATATTTTTTGGAGGGTTCTCGAGATAACAAAACGGGAAAAGAAAAGGGGCGCGCTATCACAAAGCGTGCCCCTGTCACAAAAGAATTATTTCAAAAACATTTAAATGGGGAAATCAACTTAGGAGTCATACCAATTAGACAGGACAATACCTGTTATTGGGGTTGCATTGATGTAGATAAGTATGACCTCGATCATAAAACTTTAATTAAAAAAATAAGGGACAGAGACTATCCTTTGGTGCCTTATCGCTCCAAATCAGGCGGTATACACCTATTCTTGCACGTTTTGACCCCAACCCCTGCAGAATTGATGATCGAGAAATTAAGCCTATTAGCGACCGATCTAGGGCTATCTAGCTGTGAGATCTTTCCAAAACAACGTCAAATCATGGTTTATAAGAATGATTTAGGAAATTGGCTAAATATTCCATATCAACAGGCTGCAAGGTCAACTAGATATGCAATGTATGATTCAGGGATGGGTGTACCAATAACTCAATGGTATGATTGGATACAGAATTTTAGACTTACACCAGAGAGGTTTAATGAATTAAAGGTGTATGACAACGATATTGCAGAAAAAGGGTTTGATCAGTACCCCCCGTGCTTACAAGCTCTTATTCGCAATGGGTGTGAAGGCGGTTATCGTAACAACGCGTTGACTGCCTTTGCTACTCTAGCAAAGAAAAAGAATCCTGATGGATGGCAAAAGGAAGTATGGGATCGTAACGATTCATTTAATGAGCCCTTACCAAGTCATGAGGTACAAGGATTAATTAAACAATACGAAAAAAAAGATTATCAGTATAAATGTAGTGATCTCCCTATGAAAAATCATTGCAATGCTGAGTTATGCAAAACATTAGACTTTGGTATTGACAGCGCTGCATACGTTCCAAAAGTTGACAGCTTTCAGAGACTTAAAACAAGTCCACCTATTTATTTTTTAACAATTGAAAAGAAGACTGTAGAGTTAACTGGTAAAGCATGTAACCAACAACAATTGTTTGCAGAAGCTTTGTTTGATCAAGCAGATATAGTTTGGCAAAAACTAAAGGATAAAGACTTCAGAATATTTTTAATGCAACTCAAATCTATGCAACAAGATGTAGAGGGTTATGACGAAGATACAGAAGCACAAGAAGAGTTTAAAGATATGATGATACAATTTACACAAGAAACACAACAAGCAGACAATGCATCACAAATTGAAGCTGACATGTGGTATCTGTTTGATGATAAAGTTGTATTTAAATATAAAACATTCGAAAGATTTATACGTAAGTCAAACAAAACAATCAAAAAATTTGAATTAATTAATTTTTTAAAAAAGAATGGTGCTGTTAAAAAAGAATATTATGATAAAATAAAAATTAAAAACGTATGGTATTGTAATAAATTTATTGAACCTGTGATTGAAAGATCTAATAATCTATTTAAACGAAAGGTAGCTGAGTTTGATGAGAAAACTAAAAGTTCTTGATTTATTTAGTGGGATAGGTGGTTTTAGTTTAGGGTTAGAACGCACAGGTTTTTTTGAAACCGTAGCATTTTGTGAGCAAGATAAATACTGCCAAGAGGTGCTGCAAAAACATTGGAAAGGTGTTAAAATATACGATGATATTAAAAAATTGGAAGGAAAAGAAATACAAGATAGGCACGGAAGAATTGACATCTGCACAGGTGGAGTTCCGTGCCAACCGTTCAGTGTTGCAGGCAAACAAAATGGGACTAACGACGATAGATACCTCTGGCCAGATATGTTTCGAATCATTGAGCAACTCGAACCGACATTCGTTATTATCGAAAATGTCAAAGGCCTTATTAACATCCAAGACGGCATGGTCTTCGAAACTGTGTGCTCTGACTTGGAAAGTGAAGGCTTCGAAGTCCAAGCGTTTGTTATTCCAGCTGCAGGCGTCGGCGCTCCCCATAAAAGAGAAAGAGTCTGGATTGTGGGCCACTCCGAATACAATGGATCACTTACCGCCGAGATCGAAAGAAGGAACTTTGAAATTGATGCATGGACACAGGAAAGGGAGAACCAGACCAGCGAATTTAAGAGAGCAAGTAGACCCGGCAACTATGAGATTATGGAGAACTCCAGACGCTCATTGCGACAGAGGTCCAGCCTCAAAAAAAAGAATGAAAATGAAATTAGAAAAGAAGATGCCGATATGTTTAAACGATCAAGTAGCTCATCCGAATTTAATGTGGCCAACACCACAAGCAAGAGATTGGAAGGGCAGCTCAGGTCGAAGTTACAAGGGACTAGAGAAGGATCTACCAACAGCAGTGAGAAACAAACCTGGTGGAGCGTTGAACCCGACGTGGGTCGAGTGGCTCATGGGGTACCCGGCAGGGCACACAGACTTAGAGCGTTGGGAAACAGCATCGTCCCAAAAATTGCAGAAGAAATAGGGAGGGCAATTGTTACAGCAAAAAACAATTAAGATATATGGTCCACCTGGTACAGGTAAGACTACAACATTGCTTAACAAACTTGATAGATTGTTTGCAAGAGGTATCAAACCATATCAGATAGCGTATTTATCTTTCACTAACAAAGCTGTAAACGAAGCCAAGCAAAGAGCAGCTAATAAGTTTACGGATATCAGCGACGAAGATCTTAGAAATTTTAGAACTATACATAGTTTTTGCAGACAGAACTTTAAAACAAAACCTGTAATAGATCCTGAAGTAGACATGGTTGAGTTTGCACAAGTATTAGGATTACCCAAACTACAATTTGAAAAATACAATGGTCAACGAGTATGGAACGATTGGTCACTTAGAATTTATGACAAAGCACGAAACATGCTAATGCATCCTGATGATGTGTACAAAGAAGAAAAAATAAAAAGAGTTGTATATGCTAAATTTAGATTGATCATAGAGGCTTATGAAGAGTTTAAGGTTGATCACCGTGTGGATTTTACAGACATGATTGAAGAGTATTTAGAAAAGGGCAAACCGCCAAAACTTAAAACGCTGATTGTCGACGAAGCCCAGGATTTAACTCCTTTACAATGGAAGCTAATATACAAACTTGCAAAACATTCGGACAAAGTATTTCTTGCAGGAGATGATGATCAAGCTATCTATGAATGGAATGGGGCTAACGTTGATTATTTTAACGAATTTCCAGGGCGAGATTATATACTAAAAAAGTCTTATCGTATACCAGCTGCGATACATGATTACTCACAATATATTGCGAGTTACATACAGGGTAGAAAGCATAAAGAATTTGTTCCACAACAATACAAAGGCATGATTACAACATACAACAACATCAAAGACATACCGTTCACGGCCGACGGAACATGGATGATGTTGGGTAGAACAAACGATATCGTAGACGAACTTAGATTTAAAGCTAGGGAAATGGGTTTATTTTTTCAGGATTCAAAAGGTAGAAAGTCTTTCGATCTTAACAAATGGAATGCAATACAAGCCTGGTCAGCGTTAATGCGTGGTGACAAAATTATGAAAGATAAAGTGTCAATAATTTACACATACATAAACGAAATAGGTTTTGGATTTAGATCTATTGAGTCTAAGCGTTGGTACAACATAGCTGATAATAGTGAAATGGATTATGATTATCTTACAGTTTGGGGAGGACTTGGTGCACAGAAAGAGCATTGGACAAACGTATTTAATCGTAATTTTTCAGAAAAAGAAAAATTTTATTTTGAAAAACTTATTGAATCTGGCATAGATATTGTTAAAAATTCAGAGATGGTAGTTGATACAATACATTCAATTAAGGGTGGCGAAGCTGATCATGTAGTTTTGTATGAAAAAAGCAACTGGGTTGCATCTATACAAAATAAAATTGGATTAGAAAGAAGCTCGGAGTATAGGGTGTGGTATGTAGGTAGCACAAGAGCTAGAAAACAGATACACATATTGAGAAGTCCAAGTGAATATTACTTTCCACTTGCACGAATGTTAAGTGAAACAAAAAGGATGAAACATGCAAGAGCCACTAATTAGAATATTGTCGTTGGGCGCAGGAGTCCAGTCTAGTACAATGGCTCTCATGGCAGAGGAAGGTGAGTTTGGTGTAAAGCCTGATGCTGCAATCTTCGCAGATACGGGATGGGAACCTACACCTGTAATAGAACATCTTGAATGGTTAAAGACACAAGTATCTTATCCTGTTTATACTGTAGGTAAAGGCACTTCTATAAGAGATGATATTATGAAAGCTATGTCGGAAACTGGTAATAGATTCGCATCAGCACCTTTTTTCACAAAAAATCCTGACTCAAATAAAAAAGGAATGTTAAGACGACAATGTACAAGAGAATATAAAATAACTCCAATTGCTAGAAAAAGTAGACAGCTCGTAGGTTTAAAGAAACATGCTAAATTTCCAAAAGGCAAACACATAGAAACTTGGATTGGGATCTCAACAGACGAAATCATGAGAATGAAACCATCAAGAGATTGGTGGCAAAAAAATAGATGGCCTTTAATAGAAAAAAAAATGTCCAGGCAAGATTGTCTAGATTGGTACAAGGGCAAGGACTACAGGACACCAGCCAAGTCAGCTTGCATAGGATGTCCATTTCACGATGATAAGTTTTGGCATGAGATGAAAACACAAAGACCAGAAGAATTTAAAGATGCATGTGAGGTAGATGAACAAATAAGAAAAGGTAATAATAAGGTAAAAGACAACCTATTTATTCATAGATCATGTGTGCCTTTGAAAGACGTAAAGTTTAAAGTTGAAGATGATCAACTTGATTTATTTAACATAGAATGTGAAGGGATGTGTGGCGTATGACAGATAAAGAACTAATGGACAGTGCTTTTCCACAACACACTCAGGTGGGTGGAAATCATTATACCAAGTTTCATATACAACCATATGAGTTTATGAGACTAAATAATTTAAATACTTTTCAATCGAACGTGATAAAGTATGCTATGAGATATTTAAAAAAAGGTGGTGAACAAGATATTGATAAGATTATTCATTACTGTAAACTAGAAAAAAAAATACTACAGGATTTAAAAAAGAAAAAATGAAGTGGAAAGAAAAATTAGCTGCTTGGAGTTTATATTGGAGATTTGAGATTGTATTAGTTTTAAGTAGTTTTTTGACTGGTTTGCTATTAGGACTGTTAATATGAATATATATTATGGAACAGGAATGTTTTTATTTGGTGTTGGTTGCACTTTAATAGGTGCAATTATCGCATTTTTCATTATAAATTATGTAATAAAAGAGAAAAAAGAACCTACAAGATTTGATAGTTTAGAATGAGTTTTAAAAAAATTATTTTAGAAGCGTTAGAAAAAAAGTATGAGGCTCAAATATCTGAGGCTGATGCAACAGTAAAAATTTATTTAGAAAATTCAGTTGGTATAGGAGAGCACCCACAACACGTTGAGGAGGTTGACAAACAAATTGATAAGATTGCACAAGCAGAAGAGAAACTTAAAATCCTCAAGGAATTTCAGTGAGTCATCAAATAAATTTTACTTTTAAAGAGTCAGATTGGAAGACTCCGTCACATTTTCCTAATTTAAAGGACGCTAAAGAAATAGCTATCGATTTAGAAACGAAGGATCCAAACATAAAAACCAAAGGCCCTGGATGGCCGACCATGGATGGTAACATAGTCGGAGTAGCTGTGGCGACAGATGGTTTTGTAGGTTACTTTCCAATCGCTCATGAGAACGGCTCAAACATGGATTACAAAATAGTAATGGATTGGGTATCC